CATTGACCCAGCTCAATTTACGGTTCGTAATTTTGAATCTATGATTTTAGTTCGTAGAGCCGCAGAAAATGGAAACGCTATGGCAGATGACGCTGCTATCAACGACCTTATCGGTACTCATAAACAAGATTGGAAAGAAGAAGCGGGATATTTAATTACAAAGGCTCAAAACGATGAACTGTTTGTAGAATCAACGGAAGATTTTTCTAAAGCAGAAGAAACGGAAGAAAATCCTTTTATTAAAATAGTTGTAGAAAAAGCGGTTGAAGAAGAATTTTCAGTAAACTTCGATAACATGGATATTGAGAAAGCAGAAACGTTGTTATTTGGAGAATAATGGAACTATTAGAAGCTCTTTACAGAATAGCGGAACTAAATGGGTCGGGAGATGTTCCCGACTATGTTTTAGTTAAGGCATGTAATAATTACAAAATAAATTGTTCTTACTTCATTGAATCGGAAGATTATGATATAAAGATTTCAAAATCTATATCTGATTATTTGAATAACAACGAACCAGAAGATGAAGTTTGTAAGGCTGTGCTTCCAGGAACTACTAAAGTTGTAGACGGAGTTGTTTATATTTATACCGCAACTCCTGGCGCAAAAACTCAATATGACTGGAGGGTTTATAGCAATCCTAACTCGGCTTTAAATACCGCAAAACAAACTTCTAAAAAAGCTGTAAATTCTCAAAGGTATGTAAACGATTTATTTCCTTTAGAGCTCGCTTCTTTTGTTAATATCAAAAAATTAGGAGGAAGTACAGGAGCTGAACTCGTTAAGGATTCAGGAGGAGCTCAATATGTAATGAAGAAAGGTTCTAACACCTCTTCTGCACACGTAGAGTCGGAATATATAGCTAATCAACTTTATGAGATTTTAGGAGTAAGGACGCCAGATTACGAGCTGTACGACGATAAGGGTGAAAAAGTTCTTGTAAGTAAATTCATTCATAACGCAACAGTTGTTAGTGCTTCAGATTACAATGAGCTTTCAAAGAATTTTATCATAGATGCATTTTTAGCTAATCGTGATGTTTACCAAAACGATAATTGTTTGAAAGACGCTTCTGGAAGAATATACAGGGTTGACAATGGAAGTTGTTTAAGTTTCAGAGCAGGCGGTTCTACTAAAAAATTCGACGAAGATGTAGCTAATGATTTAAAGGGCATGATTCAATACAACGGTCATGTCATAGCTAATTTGTCAGACCAAGATATCATAGACCAAATAACCGACTTACAAACTAAAAAAGATTTTACCGTAGATTTCCTTGCGGCTTCAGGACAACAGTCACTTTCCGACATTATATCTAAAAGGTTTGACAAACTTGAAGATATCAAAAAGGAATACGAGAAAAAGATTCAAAAGAAAGTAGCTAAAAGTGCTTTGAAAAACGCTCCGAGAAATTTACTTCCGGACGCTGATATGTACAAGGAATTCGACGACGTTGAATTAGATTCCATCTTTAAAAGCGTTTCAGGTTCTTGGTATGACAAGGTAATGAACAAAACTTACAGAGGTTGGGAATTAGTTGAGAATATTTGTAAGTTAAGAGGTTTTGACGCAAGACCCGAAGTTGTTAATGAAAATACTTATTGGCAAGAAGTTAAGAAGAATCCGGAAAATCAATTATTCAGAGGTTTAACAAAAGGAAACAAACCTTCAGAAGAATATGCCGACGATTTCAAATACGACGATGAATGTTTTTACGGCTCTGTAGGTGTTTACGGTTCTGGAATTTATTTCCACGTTAATGACAATTCAAGCGGAAAACAACATGATAAAACAGATTACAAAAATTCCAGAGCTTATGGTCATGCGCTTCAGTATGCTAATTATCAAGGAACAGTAATAGATGCTCTTTTGAGTCCTAAAGCTAAAATAGCAAAATATAAGGATTTAATAAAACAACTCGAAGCGGAAGTTGTATTCGATGATTCTCAAGCAAAAGCTATACAATCTAAAATAAATTTATTGAAGATTGATTTAAAGGAATTCGAGGATGAGTTTCATAACGTTACTTACAATACAGAAAATAATGTAAGGAACGCAATGCATTGGGACCAAAACTCCTATATTATGCACGCTATAGAAATAGACGCTGTAAATTGGGGAGCTATCGATGAACACGGGAATCCCACTTATCCTGATTTCAATTCTTTCTTTCATGGTAAGATAAAAGGTTGGGTAGAAGCGAACGGAGGAACTGTAACCGAAAAAGCTCCTAATAGCAATGCGTTCATTTTGAAGTTACCAAATAGCAAACAAACGTTTCTACTTTCAGAATATACTTATATGAATAATGCAATCAAACAAAAGAATGCATTTACAAAAGCGTATAATTATCCTGTAGAAAGATTCAGAGATTGGTTTGTAACTAATCATTTTGCTATAATCAATAAAAAAGTAGAAGAAGAAGTTTCTAATTTGGGTGACAAAATAACGGATTTAAAATCTGAAATAATGAGAGTTAAGAGCGAACTTTCAGACCAAGGAGACGAGCTTAACAAAGTAAAGAACAAAAATGTTAATCCGGATAAGGATATAATTTCTTGTTGCGTACACGCTGTTAAAACAGGTAGAGAAGAAGCATTAGGAATTTACGCTGCTGTGAAGGGATATGACGCAATAAAAGTTCCTAATGGTAACGGAATGAGAAATTCATTTATAGTTGTATTGAACAGAAGTAAGGTGATTGTAAAAGAATAGTTATGAGAGAAAGATTATTATCGGTAATAGGAGCACGGGCAAAGAATTATTTAGACCGAAAAGTTCCGAGTAGTATTATTCCATTCACAGGTTCATTCCCATTGCTTAACAGCGTAGAATTTGAAGATTACGTAGAGTTATTGAAAACTAAAATGTATCTTACAGATTTATCTGATAAATTACAGAAAATTACTTTGTTAGGTAACAAGATGGCTCTAATGGAAGAAAGTTTCAAAGAATATNTGAAAAGAGAAAACTTAGAATTCAAAACAATGAGTTCAAAAGAAAAAACTTCTCATTTNTTAGTTTGGTTAGAAGAAGATAATTTNTCAACAAACGATTTAAAAATAAAATTATGAAACTGTTAATTAAGACTTTTTACAAAGGANAAAAATATACGTTAAGCAAATTATCTATTGACGGTGTGAAGATGTGCGATATCATCGAAGATAAGGTGAGAGCTCTTCCGGCAAAATGTCNTTATACTCCAAAAGGATTAGATTGCAAATGTAAGGAAAAAGTTTACGGAGAAACNGCTATTCCTGCCGGAACTTACAAATGTGAGTTTACGATGAGTAGTAGGTTTAAAAGAAAACTTCTTGCTATTTTAAATGTTCCTCATTTCATTGGAATAAGAATGCACAGGGGAAATACCGAAATAGATTCGCACGGCTGCACTATCGTTGGGGAAAATAAGGTAAAAGGAAAAGTCATTAATTCTACTTATTGGGAAGAAAAATTAAATGATATATTCGAGGAAGCTTCAAATAACGGAGAGGAAATTGAAATAACAATCGAGAGATAAAAACTTTCTTGTTACAGTTATAATAAGTCATTAATTTACAAAAAAAATTCATGAAAGTAAACGATAATATAAAATTTTGGCTTCCTGTAGAAATTCAAAAAGGTTTCAACGAACAGGGAACGGAAATAATGAAGTTAGGAGGAATTGCGTCTACTATAGACAAAGACTTCGACGGAGAATCGTTAGACCCAAGCGGATTTGATGTAACACCTCTTCTTCAAAGCGGGATTGTTAATTGGCATCATCAAGTTAAAGGTCAGCCAAAAACAATAATCGGAGAACCAACAAAAGCTGAAATCAAACCTGAAGGACTTTACATTGAAACAGAATTATATCCTTCGAGTCAGATTGCTAAAGACGTTTGGGAACTTGCTCAAACTTTGCAAAAAGATAGCAAAACTCGTAGATTAGGATATTCTATCGAGGGAAAAGTTTTGAAAAGAAAATCTGACGACCCTAAAAGTCCTGATTTCAAGAAGATATTAAAAGCGAGTATAACAGGCGTTGCTATAACTCACCAACCTAAAAATCCAAAAACTTTTGCTAATATAATCAAAGGAGAAGTCGATAACGACGACATCGACGATGAGGTTGAAGAAACAGAAGAAATTGAAAAAGAAATGAATACCGAAAACGGAGCTGCTTTGAAAAAAGAGTCTGTTAATAAGGATATGAAAACTTCTTTAACAAAATCTCAAGTTTTGGAAATTTTATTCTTCGATAATCCGGATTTAAGTATAGAAAAAGGAGAGCAAATTTACAAATTAATAACAAAAATATCGGTCATGAAAAACAAAAAAAGTATTTCAACTGAAGATATTGAAAAAGCCTATGAACTTTTAGGTGTTGACAATATTAAAAAGGCGAAGGAATCCTCTGACGAAACTCCGGAAGTTGTTGAAGAAGACAAAGATGGAGATGAAGGAAAGAAAGAATCTAAAAAAGAGCAAAAGGAAGCTGAAGAATCAAGCGACGATAATTCAGTTGAAAAAGCTGAAACTCCGGAAATAGGAAGCAACTTCTCTGAAAGATTCGACGGTATTGAAAAAGCTATTATGACATCTAATAAAAACACTAACGAGTTTATCAAAGCTGTTGGAGTTTTAGTTAAGGATACCAGAAACGCTATTCAGAAGTCGGAAGAAAGAGAAGAACAACTTCTTGATATCATTAAGGCTCAAGGTGAAAGTCTTGATATTCTTAAAGGTCAAATCGAAGAGATTGGTAATTTCACTCCTGCTCCAAAGTCTATTAAGAGTGCGCAAGTAATGGAAAGAAACTTTTCTAAAGGCGAAGAAAATGAACTGAAGGAAGATAGCAACGCTACTCTTAGTATTTCGAAAAACAAACGTGCTATTGTTGAAATTTTAGACCAAGCTTGTTTCGCTAAAGGTTACGATGCACAGTTCGGAAAGGCTTGTACTCAATTCGAATCTTCGAATGTAATCATGCCCGATGTAATCAATCGTTTGAAAAACGAGTTTAACATAAATATAGTAAAATAAACAATTTTAATTTTTAAAAGTATGAGCAAATTATCTATTAATCTGTCTGACTATGCTGGTGGTGCCGCTCAAGGTGCTGAGTATGGTGTGATGGGGATGGAAAATGTGGACCAACTTAACAAAGCTCTTTCGGCAGGTGACATCACTGGTCGTGAGACAACTGATATGTTGGACGCTTCTGGTGCCCCTTTGAAAGTTGAGTCTTTGGAGAAAACTCTGAAACACTTGACATTCCGTGAAACTGACATTAAACTGTGGAAAGACGTGCCTAAAAAAGCAGCTTTCAATACAGTTGAAGAGTACCAACAACAAGTATCTTACGGACAAGACCGTGGTGGCTTCAACAACGAGGGTGAACTTCCGGAAGAAGAAGACAGCGTATATGTACGTAGAGCTCAGTTGGTGAAATATCTTGGCGTTACCAAATCGGTTACTCACCAGATGACTCTCGTTAACAGTGCTGTTGGCCCAGTAATGGACAAAACTATTAAAGACGGTACTATGTGGATTCTTCGTAAGTTGAACAAATCTCTTTACTTCGGTAATGAAAATATTGTTCCTCAGGAATTCAACGGTTATATTGCACAGCAAATGCAGTCTGACGCTTGGGCGAGCTATGCCGCTTACATGGACTCTGAAAATATTGTTGACTTACGTGGTTATGCCTTGTCTGAAACTGCTATCGAATCTGCCGCAAACAGTATCGTTGAAAACTTCGGTTTAGGTACTCAAATCTATGGCCCACCTGCAGTTCTTTCGAACTTCGTTAAGAATTTCTATGGTAATAAATTTATCCAACCCAACACAGCTGCAACTTCGAATGGAGTTATGGGTCAACGTGTTCAAGCGTTCGATTCTCAGTTCGGTCAGATTGGTTTGAACCACGACGTGTTCTTCAAAAAATTACCAAGTAAAACTCCAGCTTCTGCTGCAACTTCCGCTAAAGCTCCAACGAAACCAGCTTGGGATGCAACAACTCCTATCGCTATCGTTACAGGTGTTGCCGGAACCAAATGGACCACTGCCGATGCAGGAAATTACTATTATGCAGTATCTGCTTTGAACCGTTTTGGTGAATCAGACCTCGCTGTATATAGTACTGCCGCTGCCGCTGCCGCTTCTGGTTGTGCCGTTGCTTTGAAATTTGCTGATGGTGGGGGTGCAAACGCTGCTACAGGTTATCGTATTTATCGTACTAAAGTAGGCGGTGCTGCAACAGGTGAGTTCTATCCTTTGTACGAAGTATCTACAGATGACTTGACCCGTGGTTACGATGGCGCTGGCGCTGGAATTATCCGTGACTTGAACCGTTTCTTGCCGGATTGCGACCAATGTATGTTGCTTCAGTTTGACGAAGAAGTAATTGAGTTCGCTCAACTTGCTCCTCTTATGAAAATGGACTTAGCTGTTCTTTCTCCAGCGTTCCGCTTTATGGTGTTGCTTTACGGTACTCCATTCTTGTACGCTCCGAAAAAACTTGTTCGCTTCATCAACGTAGGAACAACGTTAGCATAAATAGTATATTCATCATTAAAAGGGGTGGGAGATTATGTCACCCACCTTTTTTTATATAAAATCGTAAAGTTATGAAAATCAAGTTGAAAAACAACAAGTTAGGTATTGCTAACTTAATCGTACCTATCGATGGTATGATAAGTATTAATCCGGAAGGAGTTGCGGAAGTTTCTGAACAATGTGGTAAAATCCTTTTAGGTCAAATTGACAACTGGGAAGAAGTAGTCGATAAAAAGACTGCCGCTAAAACAACTTCTCCTGTCGCTGACGAAAATACGGAAGAAACCAAAGAAGATTCGAACGAAGAAGATTCGAACGAAGATAATGAAGAGCTTACAGATGAGCAAATCATCGAAGGTATTAAATCATTGTCTTTAGAAGAAGCTATTAATTTAGCAAAAGAATCTGGTTATCCGGAAAAAGAATGGGAAAAGATGTCAACCAAAGCTAATTTAATGTCAGCTTATCTCATCAAAAAGTTCAAACAAAGTAAAAAGTAATTTTGTATGCCTACTATAAGATTGAAATTCAAGTATAACAAAAATTCTGATTCTATAATTAGTCCTTCAGATTTGTTAGATAAGTTTCTCTTCGGTATTCCTTTATGTTCAGAAGACGGAAAGCGTATATCTAACAGCACTATCAAATCTCACATTGACGCTGCTCAGAAGAAAATAGAAAATTTGTTTAACATAAAAATCAACAAGCGAGTAATTGAAGAAAGTAGAGATTTTGTTAGAGAGGAATTTCAATCTTGGGGGCATATAAAAACTATGTATCCGATTGTTTATATAAGCGATTTGAAGGGATACGTAAACGATGTTTGTCAAATCAATTATCCTAAAGAATGGTTATCTATAAAGAGGACGAATAACGATGAAGTTTTCAGGAACGTTTATTTAATACCAAATACAGGAAGTACGAGTGGAGCAACAATGACGCAAAACTCCATGATATATAACGGACTTTCTCCTCACATGAATTGGTTCGGTAAAAAGTTCATTCCAAATTATTGGAGAACTAAATACATTACAGGTTGGGACGAGGTTCCGGAAGACTTGTTAAATATGATTGGAAAATTAGCTGCTATAAATGTATTGAATGTTTTAGGAGATATAATTTATGGCGTAGGTATAAGTTCTATNTCAATATCATTAGACGGAGTTTCTCAAACTACTCCGTTNACCAGANGCGGAAATTCAAGTTTATTCGGTTCACGAATAAAACAATATACTGAGGAAATTAACAAAGATTTCCCCGACTTAAGAAGCATTTACAGAGGAATTACTTTTGAAGTTTTGTAATTATGAATAAGAGCATTGTAACAGGTAAAACGCCACTGGAAAAATCTGTAAGTAGCGGAAGCTCTCCGAAGATAGCTTGGCGCACCGACCGTTTCACTCAACTGATAAATAATCATGGGTATGAAGCGTATGTTGACAAAGCTATGCGCTGTCCCTGTGTAGACAAAACTTCCGGAGGAGCTCTTTCAAATTGCAAGAACTGTTTAGGAAGAGGGTACTTTTTTGTAGATAGAAAAAATACGAAAGTAATTTCTCAATCTATGAATAACTCTAAGAAGTACGAACAGTGGAGCGAAACAAATAAAGGTATTGCAAAAATAACTGCTTACGGAATAGACCGATTGGGAATAATGGATAGGATTATCCTTTTGCCGTTAATAGCTTATTATTATGAAATCCTCAAACCTGTAGAATACGACGATGAGTTGTTGGCTTATCCTATTTACGAACCAATCGAAGTTGAGCAAATATTCCTATTCAAAAGCTCCGGAGAGAAGTTGATTCCTTTAACTTCAGAACAATATACGGTAGATGGTAACAAAATAGTATTTAGCAAAGATTTAGAGGATTTAGTTCCTAGCGATGATATAAACGACTTAGCTGCTAATTTAAGTGTTGCTATTCGCTATTCTTACCATCCTGTTTATCATGTAATTGAAATTAACAGAGAACTAATGATGGTAAACGACGTTAACAAATGTCAATTAAACAAAACAGGTTTAAAGAACATGCCTATAAATGTAATGGCTAAAAAAGCTCATTATATATTCGATGCTCAAAAGTTTGATTCTGAATTATTAGAAAATACCGTATATCCGACTCCATAATGGCTAATCCTATAACAATAGACCTATCTGGATTACAAGCTCAATTCGGAATATCAGCAAAACACGTTGATATACTTACAGAAGTTTGTTTAGATGAAGTATCTGCTGTTATACATATGAATTGGGAAACGCTTGCTAAAAGAAGTTTACATTCAACGCTTCCGGAATACTTAACAAATCTCAAGAGATATAATTCCGGAAAATTCGCAAGACAAATAGTTTTAACGGGAATGCTTCCTGTAATGTTAGAGAGCGGAGCTTCCGCTTTTGACATAAAAACGTTTTTCGAAAAATCTAAAAAAGTTAAATATACTGTTCCGAGATACAACGCTAAAGGTAAAATGATAAGTCCTGGCGGAGATTGGTATCTAACAGTACCGTTCAGAATAGGAACGCCAGGAACTGTAGGACAAGCAGGATTCACTAATCAGATGCCTCCGGAAATTTATCAACTAATGATCAAGCGAGCGGCATTAAGTTCTTTGTCGTCAAGAGAAGTTCCGTCTCCTCATAATATTCCTGGTTCAAGAGCAGCTATAACTATCCCAAGTTCCGGAGTTGTAATAAATGAATACCTTCATAAACATTCTATTTATGAAGGTTTATATAAAAAGACAGCGGCATACGGTAAAACAACTCAAAATACATACGGAACTTTCCGTAGAGCAGGAGCTAATTCAGACCCTAACAGTTGGTGGCATAAAGGATTACAAGCTCTTAAATTAGCAGAAAAGGCGGTAGCAATGACCGACGTAAATACTATTGTAGAAAATGAAGTTACAAATTATTTAGAAAAGATATTATGAGTGCAATAATCATACCTGAATTAATAATTCACAGAACGTTAACAAAACTTTTAGAATTCATAACAAAAGATTGTGAAGACGCAACCGACGAAAAAGATACTTTGCTTTATAAGCTATTAGGTGAAGACGAAGATAAAAATATTCTGAAAATGAATAGAGTTATTTTTTATGACCAAGCTAAACATATATTCACAAAGAAGGATAAAATAAAAGTGAATTATGGTTACAATATGGAATCGTCTGATGATTTGGCTCTACACATAATACTTCCTTCAGAAAACGGAAGAGATGCGGCTATCGGAGGAGACGAGGGGTATGACCCAGATAATTTTGAACCTACTATAGAAGTTCCGGAAAGACCGTATGAAATAAAATATACTCAGTTGTTCGACGCTAATTATCAGATAATGATAACTTCTTCAAATCAAACGGAGATTATGATAGTTTATCATATATTGAAAGCATGTTTGTTGATTTCTATGAATTATTTAGAGTTGAACGGTTTACGAACATCTAAAGTTTCAGGAGGAGATTTGTTAATTCAACAAGAATATGTTCCTAATCATATTTTCAGTAAGGTTATAAATTTGTCATTTGTGTACGAGCTTACTGTGCCAGCAATGATTAAAAATGAGGATTGGGAGAATCTGATATTCTCAGGAACTCCAACGGTATAATTTTTTTAACAACAACAATTATAATAAAACAAATTAAAAAATAAATAATTATGTCAACAGTTGTAAAAATAGGAGGTAAAAGTTACATTGAGCCAGGAGCTTATGCTTTTACAAAGTACAATCCGACGTCTGTGAATAATGTTTCTGATTTCGGAAATGTTCTTATTATAGATACAGTAGGATATGGTTTGAACTTGAACGACGCTATTGAATTAACAGGCGGTTCCGGAATTGACGGAGAATTGAACAAAGGTATTAAATCCGTTTATGAATTCACAGATATTCAAAGTTTCCGTAAATTCACAGGCGGTGGTAAATTAACAAACCTTGTTAGAAAAGTATTTGACCCAATGTCTGATACTAATTTAGAAGGTACTCCTGGTGCTCCGAAAGTTTATTATGTAAGGGCAGCTACAACAGTTGCCGCTAAATGTGTAATCCCAGCCGCAGAGGCAGCAGCTGCAGGAGCAATAACTTTAGTTTGTAAAAACGAAGGAATAAATGGTAATACTTATTTATCTTCTGTTTTGAGAGCTGGATATTTAGCTCAGGTTGAGAATACTTCAAGCACTTCCAGGAGACTTAAGATTTCTAAAGGCACATTTGAAGGTCAAGATTCTAATGGAGAACCATACGGATCATATTCTTTAGTTGATTCAACTCCGGAAGTTGTATTTTATAGCGAAGAATACACAACTGTAGGACAATTATACGAAGCATTGTTGAAAGATAGTAACATATCTTCTCATTTTGTAATTAGTGTTCCTCAATCTTTCGATGGAGCTTTATTAGTAGGAGCTTCAGGAACATATGATTTCGAAGACGGAGCTTCAACATATACAGGTCAATTAGATAATGTATTTGAAGCAATTACAGAATTAGATTATAACTTCGTTTTGTCGTTAGAAGTAGCAGATTCTGTAAATAATTCGGCTATACTTACTCATTTGAGAACAAACGCAAAATTTCAAGCCGTTATGTTCTGCGCTCAAGAAGATTCTGAAGTAGCTTCTGCGGTAACAGATTCAGAATATTATAACAACGAACAAGTTGTTCAAACGATTGGTTCTCCGATTGTTCCTAAAAAAATAACTTCTGGAAATAAAACTTTAGACCCTGTTTATCTTACAGCTTCTGTTTTAGGATTAGTTGCTGGAGCAGCTCCTCAAACACCTTTGACTTTTAAAAGAGTAGGATACAGTAATTTCTTAAAGGATTACACTAAAAAAGAAAGAGAACAACTTTTGCAAGGCGGTGTGATGCACGTTCGTAACATAAGCGGATATTGGTGTGTAAATCAAGGCATTACTACTGTTCAAGATAATTTGAATACCGTTGCTTTAGATGGTCAAACTCGTGAGTTGTCTATCGTAAACATCAAAGCTCAAATCAACAAAGAACTCATATTAGAAGGAGAAAAAAGATTCGTAGGTAATACAATCGCTCAATCTTCTCCGGAAAGTATTAAGAACTTCACTGAAACAAAACTCGCTTCGTTTATTGCAACTCCAGGAAATGATAATTTGATTATGTCTTGGAAGAATGTTAAAGTTACTGTAGTGAACGGTGATTCAACCGTTACTTACGACTTCGTTCCTAATGTTCCTTTGAACAAAGTATTCTTCATTGGTAATATGTTAGATTTCAAATTTTAATTAAAAAATTATTACAAAGATGGAAAATAAAACAATGACAGCGCCATTAGCTATAATTCAGATAAATGGCGTAACAGTAGGAAAGATGAAGAACATTCGTGTAAGCGAATCTTTACAGAGAGGACGTGTTGTAGGAATAGGTTCTTTAACTCCAAGCGAACTTCCGGCATTAGGTTGGACAGGTACTCTTTCGTGTAGCTCTTACAACATTGACTTCAAGAAATTATTGAACGTTTCTTCTCAAGGCATGTATCGTGAAGCAGGTTCAGTTGAAGCTTGGGCGAATTCTATTTTACTTCAGGAAGCTGGACTTGAAATCAGCATCTTGAGAAAAAAGAAACAAGCTGCCTTAGGTGTTGCGGGAACTTCTTCTAAATTCGAAACTTTTGCTAAAGTAGGAGCTGCTTTTGCAACAAGAGAAAACTTCGACATACAGGAAGGACAAATCTCCGGAAGAGACACTGAATTCGAATATCTTGAACCGATACTCTACACTATTGCGTAATCAGCGGTAACAAATTACAGTTATAAAAAGAGCATAACCTTATTTAAGGGTTATGCTTTTTTATTGTTAAACTAAAACAAAATTGTAAAATGATTGCAAGACAACATTCCTTTGAATTCAAGGGAGAAAAAATTGTAGTAAACTTCCCTACAGTAGGACAGTTAATCGACATGGAGTCTATGAAACAACTCCTAACAGGTAACAGATATGCAGCTATGGCATCATCTAATTTAAAGTCAATGAACTTTTCTTTAAACTTAGTAGACGCCATTGTTTTCTTTCAGGTTATGAGCCCGAAAGTTAAGCGTATGATTGAAATAGATGATTATACTAAATTAGACCCTATCGTAGCAAAAGAATTAGTTGAAATATATCAAAAAGATATTTTTGCACCTTGGTATTACGAAATACTAAAAGAACTATATTCTTATGGCGACGCTGATTCAACCGAAAAAGAATCTTAAACAGGAAGTAAGACATCTTGTTTTTGAATGGAGTAAATTTCCTATAGATTATTGGTGGAGAAAAAAGTATAACGTCCCATTTGGTTCTAAACAACATAGGGAAATGTCTTTCTTTGATATGTTATTCGAATTCGAAGAAAATAAAATGTTATTCGACAAGAAAATCGATTTAGAAGTCGATGAAGACGAAGAATACGAAGTTATGTCTCAAGATGAGATTGACAAAGAATATGAAACAATAGATATAGAAGATTTACCAGAAGACTTATAATATGCCGGATATAACAGTAAACATACGAGGAAATGCTGAACAACTTAGAAGGGAACTTAACGACGTGTCAAACGTCGGAAGTCCCCAAGGTGTTGTTAACAAACAAGATGTATTTGAACAATTCTCTGAAAGAAAAGAAAGTAAGGGTAAATTCAACGACCGTTACTATGAAGATTTAGCTCGACAGAGAATGAATGACGCTCAAGCTGAAATAACAAGAGGTTACGATGAAAGAAGAGCTGACCTTCAAGGTAAAACAGGAGGAAGGTACGATGAAGTAGACCGTAGAGTTGAGGAAGCAAGAAAGATTGCTGAAGGTAGTTATTCAAATCCTAATGACCCTTTAGTTAAAGGAATGCTTGACCAACAGATGGAAGGTATGCGTGAGCGTATGTATCGTGAAGTTGGAGAAAAAGTTGACCGAGAAGAAGAGTCGTTAAATCAACAAGAAAAAGAAGAAAAACAAAACGTTGAAAAAGAGTTAATCGAAGCTATCCGGAATTTAGCGGAAGAATACCAAAATCAATCAACTGAAGGCAGCGATAGTTACATAAGTAAACTTCGTGAAGAAAAAAGGAGATTACTTACAGAACGAGATTTAGCTTCCGACGAGGACGAAGCACTTGATAGACAAAGGGAGATTGATTCTTTAAACGAAAGATTATCTCCATTCGACGGAAGAACAGGTCGTGAACAAGAAGTAGACCCTTATGGATTGAAGATATTAGGACTCACTACAAGCGGAGGAAACGCAGTTCGTGCGTTAGGTGAAGGAAATATAGGAGGAGCGATTCAAGGTGTTTCAGGAGGCATAGCTTCGGCTGTAGGTGGAAAAGCAGGTATGGCTATCGGAGGAGTTGGAGGAACTGTCGGAATGATTTGGGAGTTAATCGAAATGTTCGCTGACGCTGACGGCAAATTAAGAGAATTTACAAGAAGTAGAGCCGTATCAGGAGGGAAGTTAGGAACTGAAGGTTTTGATGCTTTAAAACAAACCTTAGAGCAGGGAGCGTTCGGAATGACTAATCAGGATATAGGATTATCCGAACAAGACTTTGTTAAGATGGCAGCTGAATCTATATCAAAAAGAGGAACGTCTGAAAATTGGTACCAAGAAGCTATGGGTCAAGTAGCTATGGAAAAATCTTTGAACTTAAAAGAGGGTTCTTTACAAGAAGGAGGACAATTCGATAGATACGGTAAAACGGTTACAGACTCAGTTGCTGGAATGGTTACTATGTTAACCGAAATGACTAAAGCTGGAATTAATACAGGTGTATCTGAAACCGACTTCACAAGGGTTCAAGAAAAATACGACATACAACAAGGTATAATGAGGAATTATATGGGTATGTCAGACAAACCTTCATACGCTGCCGCAAATACTATGTTAGGAGCAATGTCGTCTGTAAGAGGAATAACTCAAGATTCAAGAATCGGAGGAGAAATTCAATCTATGCAAGGTATGGTTCGGAATCCTATGAATGACAGGATGAGAGCTCTCGTTATGGATACGGCTTCAGAAATACTTCCGGAAGCTGGTGGTAGATTAGATATAATAGACCGATTAATGAAAAAACCTGAGAATGAAAATAAGGTTATTCAAGCTGTTATAGAAAGAATAACAAAACAGTTCGGAGGAATGGATTCTACTATTGGGTATTTCGCTATGAAAGCTGCTTTACCAAACATTTCTCCAGACCGATTAATGGAAATATCGAAAGGTGTATCAAGCGGAACGGCTGGTAATATACTTAAAACAGGAGGAGGAGCAGGAGCTTATGCCGGAATTGGAAAAGAAGATTACATAAAACAAGCTACAACTCTTGTAACAGGAGTTGCCGAAGCTAAAGTAGCGGTTGTAGATGCTATCAAGGGATTAGGAACATTATTTGGAGGAAAAAGCAACGATTCAAAATAAGTTATGACTGAGAATAATAAAGAAGAAAAATTTGTTACGTTAATTCACAGAGATTCCGACGTGTTAACTTTGACTGAATTTATGGACAAAGAAATGATTTATGAAATAGAACCAAAGGATTTATTTGAAATCAATAGAGAATTTATTTGGTTACAGATGAATAAAGATACTTTTTCATCTTATGCTGAAGGAAGTGTTCCAAAATCGAGTGCGGAATTAAAATTAGATATGTTTCTTCCAAGACCTTGTAATTTGAATATTCCAGCAAAGAACGTAAAAAAGGAGCTTTTAATTTCTCAAACTAATCTACAAACTAACGAAGATGAATTTTTTGCATTCAGCGACGAAAATATACAAAAAAGTTTTTTGAACAATTTCACAGCTATTGTAGAAGAAAATAATTCATATTCTAAAAATAATTACAATTGCACTGTTCTCATTTATTGCAAGGCTCTTAATGTAAATTTGTTCAAGGGTGGTATTGTAATGGGAGATAAACTCCTGGATGTTTCAAATTACGTTGTAGGATTAAATACTTTTGTTGATAAAAACGGAGGTAATTTTACAATAAAACTTCCATTCCTTACAAAGGATAAACAGAATTTAACAGTTGGTCTTTCTGACGACCCTTTCTTTTATGAAATACCTAGAATTCAGGATAATTTGAGTTCTTACAAAAAGTCAGATTTCAATTCTAATATAGACTATTTTTCTAATGTAATTCAAAGTAACGACTTGGTATTCATAAAATTCGATAGTATAAAAAGAAAAGATGAAACCATACNAATAGAAGCTTCAGACCTTCCTAACGAAAATTTTGATATGATTGCTTTGGTTGATGAAATAACCGTTTCTAAATCAGCTCAAAATTCAGATGTTAGTGTAGAAATTATAGGAAGAGATTTGATGAAATTGTTAATCGACGATTCGAGTAATTTTTTTCAAGTTTCAACAACAAATTCCCCTGAAAGTATATTTTGTAATACTCACAGCTTCGGCGACGCTTCATCTGTAGATAAAACAGGAAAAGGTTATCCCGACCCTATAAAAAGAGTTAGAAGATTACTTGGAGAAATAGACGTTTTTTCAAACAGGACGAATATGAGTTTGTCATTTATATTGAAAGGAGTTATTTCTCAATTAGCAAATATTGAAATAATTAACAACGCTTTTTTCGATTCTTGGGGAAGTAAAAGAACTACATTCAAAGAATTAACACCTATTAAAAAATGAACAAATTTTATAGCGGTTTCGTAGGTAATTTATCGACTTTAAAAGTCACAAGTCCTTTTGGAGTTAAGAGAAAAAATCATACTCATTCCGGATTAGACATAGGTATTCCTGTAGGTACTCAAATGTTAGCTCCTTTTGACGGATTCGTTTATAATAGGTCTGTAATTAAAGGAGGAGGATTATCGTTATATTTACAAAGCAATGAAAATCCTAATCTAATGGTAGTTTTAATGCATTTAAAATCAACTTCTGTAATTTTAGGAGATAAGTTTACAGCAGGAACTTTGTTAGCTCTATCCGGAGGACATCCTTCAGATAAACCAAATTGCGGTAGAAGTACTGGCCCACATTTACATATAGAAGTAAGATTAAACAGAATACCTTACGACCCAACCCCTTTCTTTTCAGATACACTTTCAACAAAATCAGGTAAACGGTTTTACGGTTCTATTCCTCCGGAAGTTTATACAACAGAATTAAGTGCCGCTACATTAAAATCTATATCTAATTTCTTAAACAATCCTAATGAATCTTTAAATGAATTAGTTGATGAAAATTCTACTGAATACGAAGAAGAAGTTAAGAATACTAATGTAACAGAAGATTTAGCTCCTGGTATTTGGCAAATAGTTAAATTACTCATAGATTCTTCGGTTGTAGATAAACAGGTTGCTAATTCTGATATAAGTTTAGAAGAAGGAAGTTTGTTAAATTTCTTCCGTAAAGTTTGTCAAGAACCATTAGTGGAATTAATGAGCGACACTTACGGAAGTCAATTTTATTTTATAACAAGAAGACCGCCTACAGACCAAATTGGTTACCAAAAGGCTTATGATTACAATGGAATAACTAATCTTTCTGATTTAGATATAATAACTACAAATCTTAAGTGGCATTCCGAAGGTGGTTATTCTTGGTATCAATTTTTACCTACAGCTGAAATGTTAGGAATAAAGGAAGCAACCCAGTTTGTACCAGCAGTATTCTTTTCTGAATACGCTTCTATTTGGGGTTCAAAACCTTTGATTGTAGAAAGTAATTATTATACATACAAAGAAAGTGGAAAATGGAATAAGGGTGATGACACTAATAAGAATTTTCAAATAGCTAATGCCATAGAAGATTTCAAATATCTTATTCAAAGTAACGCTTATCTTCCTTTTACAAGAGAAGGAGTTATTGTAACGACTTTGAACAGGCAATTAAAAAGAGGAATGTTCGTTACTTTACCGAATGGTGAAATATACCACATAGATTCCGTTAATCACGATTACAGTATATCTGAAAACGTAAATGCTACAACTACTATAAATGTATCAAGAGGAATTGTAGCTGATTATACTTCTAATAAGAAAATCAACGGAAGATTAATAAGTTATTTTAACATAATAGATTTTGGAGACAATAGTAGTGAAATAAATTATTCGAATTGGAGAGAAATAGTTTCAAAGTGGAAAGTTAATCCAGAAGTATTCGGATTCTTTTTAGCAAGACAACAATTCCAAAAGTTTGAATTCGAAAAATCAAAATGCGAAGTTACAGCTAATTTGAAAATGAAATCATGAACAAATTAAATAAAAAATTATCTTCTGCCGGAGTAGGATTCATTGTAATTCCGGAAGATGTAGATAAAAAAACATACGTAAAAAATTGTTACAGAACTTGTAGAGTATCTATAAACGGAGGTTATGGACACGGAATTTACAGGGGAATACATATTCCTATGGATGTTATTCAACAAATAAAATTTCCGGACGATTATAAGAGCTTCGGTTCAGCTGTAGTTTGGGTTAAGGATGGTCAAAGCGGTCAACCTGTTGTTATAGCTTGTTTAGTAGAAGAAGATGATTATTATTCTTTAGGTTCTAATAAGTTCCGAAAGGTTGTTAAAAACGGAAACAACATTGTAGATTTATTTATGGACGGAAATAAATCAAGTTTACAAATAAATATAACAGACGATGGTAATAATCCATCTGAAGTAATAGTTAAGTTGGGAGGCAAGAATAAGAAGTCTGTTTTCAAAATACTTAGCGATAATGAAATAAACCTTTCGGCTGATAATAAAATCAATTTACTTACGGATAATGAGATTTACTTAGAATCCTCACTTGAAGATAAAATAGTTTCTTTGAAATTCAATCAAGACGGAATATTATACAAGGATTCATTTGAAAATGAAATAGCTGTAAAAGATGGTGAAATAAATATAAAGTCAAAGAAGATTAATTTTGGAGAGGGTAAATCTCAAGTTGTCTTAGGAAATGAACTTATTAAACTTTTGGAAGATTTATGTTCAGCTTGCTCGTCTATTACTGTACCGACGCCAGCTGGCCCAAGCGGAATTCCTGTAAACGCTGCACAGTTTACAGTTATTAAAGGACAGTTAAAAAGTACTTTATCGGATTTAACTTCAACAGATTAAAATGTCAATACCGAGCGCATTAATCCAACAGACTCAAGATATACTTTTATCGTTAGGGAAAACAGCTGTTCATTCCTTAGCTCCTAACGATTATGAATACTATTTATGTTCCTTTGAATTATATGATAGTAGCATTAATATGATAGGTTTGTTTTCATTCTCAGTTATGCCTAACAATATAATGGAGTCTGAAACTCAGATTGCTAATATAACGAAAACAAATCGTTCCTTAGTTACTTCCTTCAATACTTCATTTGTTCCTAAAGATATATCGCTACAAGGTAATTTCGGTAGAAAGTTAAGAATAATAATAGGCGATAAGGAAGTTGGAAAATTAGGAAAGGATTTAGAATTTGGTAATTTAGTGAGTCAAAAAGGTCAGAAAAGTATCTTCGTTAAAACAGGATATGGAATGACAAAGACTCTTGAAAAAATTATAAAAGCTTCTTGGAAGTTAGACGCAAGCGGATTACCCTGTTTTTTAGTTTTCAGAAATTATTCGTTGAATCATCACTACATAGTAGAAGTAATGCAACATTCCTTTTCTCAAAGTGTTGACATGAATATGATTTGGAATTATTCTTTAGAATTAAAGGCGGTCGCAGATGCTAAAGTTCTTTTCAAACAAGAAAATAAAAATATATTAAAATCTAAAGCGTTCAAGAACGCTGCAGCATTAGGTTTGAATAAAATGATTTCTTCTGTAAAAAGAAGTATAATGAGATTTTAATATGGAACAATATATAATAAAATTTGAAGAAACAACGAAATTCCCTTTAATGAGTTTGCTCGAAAGGATGAATGATTTCGTAAATAATTCTCTTCCGGAAATAGAAGATTACTTTTCAGGTTCTGTTGAAACTATTGATAGTTTTCATTTGAAGGAATTAAAAGAACTTATTCAAAAATTTGTAGATTTGATAATGACGTTCAATAAATTTTCTGTAAAATTATCGAACGTTGGATTTTGGGAGCTCGCTGAGTATTGTACCGATTTACAGTCTTTCTTAGAAAAGGTTTCAAAGATGCCTAAATTCAAAAAAACTTCTTTTAATTACGGAAGTTATGTTGACAAAACTCAATCTATAAGGAACGTCGGCGGACAAATGACCTTTGAAAAGATTTCAGAAGAAATGAATTTACCTTCAGAGAATTGGATTGATTTTATGATTAAAAATCAGATAAACGAACAAGACTGGGATATAAGCGAATTGAAATCTATAAAGGTATTTACACCAAACGAAAGGTTGAACGTTGAAAGCGTATTAGACCAGCCGATAGGAGAAAGAGTTTACGGTATAGATGTAAATAAACAAATAGATTTCGAAGACAATGATTTATCTTTGTTAAAATACTATGACAATGTAATACAGAAATGCGATATATTAGGAGGATTAATGAAAGGCGACGTTCCGGAATTTCCTAATTTTGGATTAAGTGATTTGATATCGAACGTAAATCAATTCATTTATCCTAAAATATCAAACGAGATAAAAGACATATTCTTACAAAACGATTTGTTCGAATCCGTAGATGTTAAGGGTTTCAACTATGAATCTTCGGACGTTAAAATAGAATTTGAAGTTAAAACGAAATACGATTATAAAACAGAAATAAGCATTTGATTATGATAACTAAAATAACAAATATAGACGAATTGAAACAAATGTTTTTAGAGATATTTCTCAACAAAACAGATAAGGTTACGGACATATCTAAAGAATCTGTTCTTAATGCTATTGCTTTCAGTTGCGCTAAATTAGCTCAAAAATGTTTGGTTAACTTAGCGGTTATCGAATCTTATTTATTTCCAGATACTGCTTACGGACAGTATTTAGATGAAATAGCTAAAAGACAAGGTGTATCTCATAGATTCTCAGCTTCCGGAAGTTCTACTTATTTAAGGATTGTCGGAGACCCAGGAACTAACTACAATAAGAATTTAGACATTCGTTTTCATTCTACTTCCGGAATTCAATTTTCTTTGGAAAATAGCTTTGTAATGCCTGATTCAGGATATGTTTATGTTAAAGTCAAAAGTGAAGACGTTGGATTGAAAACAAACGTTGACCCGATATCTTTAAATAGGATGACTCCGTTCGTTTTAGGACATATCTCTTGCACAAACGAGTACAGGGCGATAGGAGGTTCAGATTCTGAGAATGATGAATTTTTCAGAATAAGAATTAAGGAAAGTGTAGATAAATTGTCAAGAGGAACTTTGTCATATTTAGAACAAGTCTTAATGAGCATAAACAGCGAAGTTCTGAAGGTATTCAAAGGGGGTTTGGATTATAATGGTAAAATGAACATTACAGTTGTGTCTGTAAGCGGAAAAGATTTCTCTGCGGAGGAGTTTGAAGTTATGCTTTCTAAATCAGAACAGTACTTGAGTTTAAGCGATTTGTTAAGCGACTCAAACGATTATTCTTTGAAATTAAACAACCCTACTTGGCAATTTGTAGACATTGATTTTAGAATCAATTTAGACCCTGCTTTTGATGTAGATGTAATTAGGAGAGAGATTCAGATTCAAATCAATAAACAAGTAGATTATAGATTTTGGAATCAAGGTGATAAGGTCGAATGGGAAAATTTACTATATTCAATCAAAAATATTGAAGGTGTGAGATACGTTCCAGATTCTTATTTTTCTCCGCATATTGACATAAAGGTTGATAACAATAAATTACCAAGAATAAGAGGTTTTGTTATGAGAGATTTAGAGGGTAATGTTATTTCTGACAATAACAACGTATTAGATAATTTCTTTTATCCCAACTCGATTGATTATTCNTTCATTGATTCTATTTTAACAACNATNTAATATGACAACNAATTGNGAAGTNGTAACAGACNCTATTATAACAAATGGNNGNGATTTNGTTATAACTTGNAAACCTAATTTAAGGGATGATGGGAAAAATTATCCTGATTTATATAAGGTAGATNTGTTGNCTGAACCTAAAATTATAAACAGTGTTTCNGGAAAAGAGGGTGAATTATTGGCGTTCTTAAAAGAATCTGAATCCGAAATTCATATAAATGAAAGAGGAGAATTAATTACTGATTTAAAAGAATCAGATTCTAATTATTACATAGAAGCTACAACAGGACAATTAAAATACTAAAAATGGCTCTTAACGATACAATTCAAAATATAGGCGACGAACTCATAATTTCTTTGAAACCTAAAGTTTCAGGAAAAATAGCGTTATCAGGTTATACCGACAATTTAGTCGGACTCACCGTAAATAGAAGTGTTTATAGAGAATTCAGAATTTTAACTGAAGGTATATTCACTCAAGACTGGCAAGAGCTTACGAATGAAAATTTGTCTAAATTCTCAGAAGTAGTTGTTTATAATTTCATGATAGAAGTTAAGTATACAAGAACAGGTTCAGATAATACAGGTTCTATACAATTTGTTAATTTTAATTTAACAGGAGATTTTAGTTCTACAGACGAATATTTGCCTACTGTTAAAAAAAGTATATTCAAAAATTCTTACAATTCTGAAGATTTAAGTATAATAGAAAATAACCTTTTCAAAAAGTTATACAAGAACGGAATAGTAGCTAAATATGTAACAAGGGGTGATAATAATGATAAGACGGAAGATTCCGGATTCTTTGTCCTGTTTTCTTCTATAGCTAAATTTTTTGCTATGATTTTAAAATTCATGTTTAGATTCAAAGATTTCAATTCAGATTACGAATTGTTGTACGAGAATGTTAAACAGAAAGGATTGTTCATAAACGAAAATAACATAGATTTAACGTCCTTAAAATATCTTTCAGAACACTATTACGACGAGATTAGAAGAAGAGGAACTAAAATGGTTTTCTTAAAGAAAGGAACGTTGTTGAAGGATGGTACTGAAAACGAATTTGACGGGGAATTAATAAGACTATTCAATGTTAATCCAAACGATGAAATTATACAATCAAATCTAAACAAAAAATACACTAATTGGTGTTTAGGGAATAACTCTCCGCTATATAGAGGATTTGGAGGTGATATTAATAAAATGTTCGGATACAGGTATGATTTTTTACAAGCCGCAGATGTTTACAAGGAATCTTCAGACCATACTGAATTCGGATTTTATTTGAGAGACAATTCTTCTGTTGAATATGATGCTCTAGAATTACAAACTGTTTATTACGAAGAATCAGAAGAGGGTGACGATACAGGTTTTCATTTTTATACAGGTAATAACACTTTAGCATCTGTTGTTTTCGGAAGAAATCAAAATGAAAATTTGTCTAATAAATTCATAAAGGTAGATTGTAATTTAAGTTATCAAATATCTTTTTCTGTTAAATTTTTAGGTCATGGAACAGGAAATGTTAATAATAATTTAATTTCTTTTGGAATAGAAGGATTTGATAAGAATGGAATAAAATTAAACAATGCTTTCACTACAATAGATAGAAATTTAATAAAATCCGATTTCTTTTCAAATAATGTTGAGGATTATATTTTATCTCAATGGTATGAAATGAAATTCATATTACATAACACGTTATGTAACTCAGATATTTCAAAAAACAATGAATTACGTTTTAATACAAATTTTATCAAAAATATACTTCCAAAGTTGAAAATACAGGGGAATGAATTTAGTTTTGAAATTAAAGATTTAACTGTTAAACCAATTACATATGGAAGCGGGATATTGAACGACTCAAGGAATACACCTATGTGTTTTATTCACTCTTCTAATTTCTCTTACATTTATGTTAAAAATAACAATAAGAACGTTACTAAAGAAGAAATAGAACGTATTTCTAACAAATATCTTCTTCCTTATAATTCTAACAATTTCTTTACACACTTATAACAATTATAATTTAACAAAATACTAAAAATTTATGTCTAAATTAAATTTCAGCGAAAATCTATTCCTCGATGTTAATGAATTAAATAGATTCAGAAAATTCATAGAGGATGAAGGTTACAAGAAGATATTCAAATCGTATGTAGAAACTTACGGAATAGTGAAAGACAAAAATAATTCTAATTTTAAGGTTACGGCTAAAAACAATACTACTGTTTCGGTATCATCCGGATTAGCTATAACAGATAATTTAGATTTTATCTTGTCAGAACAAACGGAAGATTTAAGTATTACTCAGAACGCAAATCCTACTTGGATTGTTTTGAGTAGAAGTACTACTAACAAAGAAGTTGGGACTGCAAACATAAGTTATAACGGAACTCTCACAGGAACAAATACGAAATTTACGGAAGTTCTAAGAGGACAACCGAACTTTTCAACAAAGGTTAAATTACATTCCGATTCTAATACAGCTGAATATGAAGTTTTAAAAGTTGTTGACGATACGAATGTCATATTAATAGGTTCTTTTGTTCCGGAATCAGGTTTGAAGTATTCTACAATAGGTTCTTTCACTCCTGGTTTTGAACCATCGGAATCTAACAAGTACATATATAGTTACGATTCTTTTAATTTACAAGCTATTAATTCTTCTGATGAACCTATCTTACAAGCCGGACAATATCTTTTAGCTAAAGTTTATTATACGAATGGAAATATCGTTGTTCAAGATAAGAGGATTTCTTTCTTTAATCAAATTTTAAGAGAATCTACAAGTTTCTCTAACATATTTTCAACGTTGATTAAAACAGATAGGTTGTTAGAAAATCATATACAATTAAAATTGAATCATGGTTATAAAGTTAATTCGTTTGCCGTAAATAATGACAATATGAAAATAACTTCCGGATACAGTAATTGTGTTTCTTCAATAACCGACGGAATATTCAAAAACTTTTTGTTATATAATTTAAAGAACATGAAGTGTTCCAAAATATCTAACAACGTAGGTTCGTTTGTTTATTTTTATGATTTTGATACTTCTTTGTTTGACGGAGACGACGATTTGATTATTATCCCTGATTTCTCATCTATAGAATACAAAATATCATTTTCTGGAGCAGACGCTTCAGACCCTATATATCATAAGCAAGAAATTTGCAACAATGATTGTAGGATAGTTTTACCGTTAAAGTATGGACAATCTACTGTAAAAATTGAATATAGATTGATTCATGATTACAAAAATTCAACGGTATTTAAAAATTTAAGAACTGCTAATTTCGTAAACATTAATAACGTCGTAGAGACACTTTCAGATTCCGATTTCTCTGTGAATTTGATAGCTACTGAAACGACAAGAAATTATTCATAATATGAATTTATATTTAACAGGCGCAGATAATTCGCTCATAGAATCTGGAAATAATTCTCCTCAGAATAATCCGGATAATAGTTTAGGAGGTTACGTTTCTTCAACATTAGCTCCGAGCGGTAATTTGAACGAGATGTTCGATTTGATTACCAATTTTGCCGAAGAAGATAAGACGGAGACTTTCTGCTTTTGTTTGAAAAATAACTTAATAGATGTTACAGATGTTAAAGCTACAATTTTAACTACCAATCGAAATATCGGTAAATTCAAGGTTGGTGTTTCGGATATAGATGAAAATTTGTATACGGAAAAAATATCTAACAAATATCATATTCCGCAAAGCGTTGTTTTTGTGGAAGCTAATTTGTATAAAGCGTTCGTAGATGTTGAAATAGTTACATTAGGCTCTATAGGAGAGGAATTCACAATCATGCCCTTTGACGTTCTGGGAGAGATTAAGGAATTTAGTTACGACGGAGTATTCGATGCTTTAGCAAAAGGATTTAAGGAGTCAGGAGGTTTGTATTCCGTTAAAAGGTTGAACGAAAAAAATCTTAGAATAGAAAGGGTTGACGAAACAGTAGAATCTTTTGAATGTGAATTAATTACAACAGATGGTTTAGATTTAAGATTTTCTAAAACATTTGGTAACGAAGTGAATCAAGAGTTAGTTATAGACGCAGATTTCAAAGCCGACGAAATGAAAGCTATTTGGATTCAAAGAACTGTTGAAAAACAAACCTTGTCTGATTTACAGGTTTTGAATAATTATGACAATAAAACTGTTTCAGAAAAGTTGGAAGAAATTGAATTAATAATAAGTTACAATACACAACCATGAGTTACGAATCAGTAAAACAGAAAATTTTAAATAGTTTAGTCAACAGACCTGCAGGTACTCAGATTCAGCCGACTAAACAACAAGAATACGAATTAGATTTTCTTGAATATGTAAAGAGTTTAGAATCTATTTCTAACTCAGCTTTTATNGGTTTTGCTGAAGCGAATACTATTCCAATTCAACCTAATGACGCTAATGTATTTTATGTATCATTAATCAATCATAATACAACTAACAATTATAATAATTTTAGAAATTCGTTAGGAAATGTTATTTCTTTATCAGCAGATTCTAATACNGTTTTTTCATTTGTNGTATTAAATTGGAATAAAGTTTATTGGAGTGGTCAAAAAATAGATATTCCAGCAACATATTTAGCAACAAAAACGCATGTAGATTCTTCTATAGATTTAGCTATCGTATTAGGATTAGATTAATTTAAAATAAAATAAATAATAAAACAAAATGGCAACAACACAAGAATTACTCGACCTTAAATACGGTCGGCAGTTACTCGAAGACAGAGCACGGTTATCGGAATTATTTTCCGAAGA